TTACAACCATATATAGAATTGTCTCCTTTAAATTGGAATCTTAATGGTCCTATGTTTTGTTTATCAATACCAATATATAGAGGTGTAAAACCACCTGGATTATTCATACCCCAGAATGATGGAATATTTGGTCCAACTTTAATACCACCCCATACTTCATTAATCCAGATCCAATCAATGTGCTCTCCATATACTAAATTGTCTTTAGTCTTGTTTTTAAAGAGTCTTGTATCATATATTGGATTATCAGTTACTTTATAGTCTTCTGTTACTATTTCAGTTATTACTTCACCTGAATCAGTAACTTTAGTTAAATGACCTACTTTTCTTTGGGATTTCCAATATGCTGTAGTTACTCTTAATAAATATGCTGTACCTTGATCATAATAATCTTCACCTTCTCTTAAGATATAATTGACAATATCTCCCGCATTAAATATGTTATTAGCTGCTGCAGTTGAATATTGTCTAAATCCTAATGACGGCATATTAACATTCCATTCATGAGACTTAGTAGCATCATAAAAAGATCCGTCATTCTGTACACCACCAATATTATATCCTGCAGATCTAATTGGATAAATAGCTTCAAGTGATGCCATCTGATCCTCATTCATCATATAACCATACTTATCTATAACATCTGCTACAGTCATCATATCTGTTTTACCAACCCAGTTAGATTGGGATATATATCTAGCATCAGGAGATTTGTGATAGAATGTTAGTACAGGATTCCATAACTCAACATCATAATCATCTTCCATCATACGCATATGCCAGAACTCTCTATCTGTAATAAGCATGTCACGGAAACCTCTTTCTTCTAACTCATCCATTCTAAATCTTTCAACATCTACTTCATGTTGGTGAGTAGCCCACTGTTCTACTAATGATCTATAGTCTTTTTTAAAGAATGCTTCTATCTCTGGTAGTGTTTTTAATCTTTCAGGATTTAATTGTTGTTGTGCCTCTTCAGATTCTGGATCAAGACCTTGTTCTACCATAGCTGATATAATCTTCATACTTGCATCAGACATAAGTACATCTTCTACCATCTGTCTTTTTTGCTCCATCATTTCATTGTAGGAACCCTCATCAACTGCGCGGTAAGATAACTTACTTGATCTTTTAGCAAACTCAGCTACAAGAACATTAATAACATTAGGTATGATTGGGTAAAACTTTAACTCAAGTGCAGATGCATCTTCTTTAGTCAATGTTTCAATTATATCTCTATAATCATTGTCTTCCTCTATGATATAATCAGATTTATCTATAACACCTTTAGCTAATTTATAATTTTTCATTAACCTGCGCGCATTTCTTTTAATCTGCTTAAGACCATTCCACTCTAACCAGTCAAGATTCCAAGCTGCCCACTTATCATCTTTTTCTTTTTTAGGTATAAACTGTAAAGGTTGGGTAATACTACCTAACCTATTATGTTCTGTTTTGGCTCCTTTCTTAAGCTGTAAAGCATTATATACTTGCATATCTTTTTATTTTAAATTCTTAAACGGTGATCTATTTAATTTTTGATTAACACCTAATCCACTTCTTCCCATATGTCTAAAAGGACTACTCTTTAATTTATACAAATTTTTTGACTTATCCAATTTTAAACTAGCATCATCCATCACTACTCTCTTAGCATAACCTATATTTGCCTGTTGTATTTTTACAAAAGATACTAATGCAGAAAATGCAACAAGTCTATCCACGTTGAGACCATCTTGATAAGCTTGCATTTCTTTGAGTAACATGATGTCTGGAATTCTTTCTACACCATAATGTATTTTTACTGTAGTACCATCATCTTTTTGTATATGATCTATTTCTTCAGTAAGATAATCAATAGTATAACTTATCATGTGATTCTTGAATAATGTACCCGTGTTTCTCCAACCGTATTCCTGAAATACATTTGCATTAGCTCCAACATCTTTTAAGAATACTATCTGATTTCTTGGTACTAAATATCTTTGTTTTTTTCTAGCTAACATATGATTGATAAACTGAGATATGTTATTCTCTACAATTGTAAAGGCATTATACCATTCAATTATAAGTTCAAGTCTTTCATGTGTTTTATTTATATCATCAAATCTACCACACCAGGCAGCTACAATCTTATCTCTTTCTATAAATGTCTCTGCTTCACCATTAGTAACTTTAGTCACTTCAACCGGTGCTTTCATTACATATATGGAACATAGTGATTCTGAAGTAGTTGTCTTACCCTCTGCTACCGGGTCAATTGATGCATAATACATTCCGTATGTAGGATCAGGTACTGGTCTTTCCCATACTACTAATGTACCAGTTTTATCTTCTGTCTTTTTAGATATTGGAAACTCAGATATAGGTAATTTATTAGTTGACTTAACTTTTACTTTACCTGTTTCATCTCTTGATATATCTAAATACTCTGAAGAGTATTCTTTTTCTTCTATTCTTTTTATCTGTGCATTAACAAGATGTGGTGGAAACTTAGATGCTTTTCTAAATGCAAATGCCTCTTCTATATTTCTTGGATGCTGTGATACCTCAAGTTGATAATCTTTAGCTTCTTTATTTTTCTTTACTTCAGCAAAAAATTCATCTAATGCTTTTAGTGCTTCTTCTACAAGACTATTACCATAATCATCTATGTATGGAGGCATTGACCATTGTTCAGGTATAAATAATCCTGATTTACCTATTGTACCATCTTTATCAATAAGATTTGTCTCAACGGCATATATATCATTACTAACAGGATCCAGTATCATCTTCTTTAAGGGTTCACATTGATCTAAATCCCCTACAGATCCTGCAGCAATAAATAATCCGGTAGTTATCATACCTGATTTAAGTGCTGGTTTGATATAACCAAATGTTGTATCCATCTTGGGAGCAATTCCTGCTTCTTCATGGAAGAAGTATTTAACCGGTCCCCCTACACCATTTGTAGGATCTTTCTCAAAAGACATACCTTGCATAGTACCTTTTAAACCTGCTTCAGTTTTTCTGTCTCCTTTTCTGACCTCAATCTTTTGTTGCCACATCATTACCTTGTCTGGAGACATTGGTCTATACCATGCTGTGTGTTCATTCAAGAATGCTGCATACTCAGATAAGAATTTCCATGTACCTTTCTCATTTATGTAATCTTTAAGTGATGCACCCATCTTAAGTGTAACACCGGCCTCAAACCATAATTGATTAATAAGTTTACCTGCATGAAAGTATGATGATGCTATCTGACGTTTTTTAAGGATAGCTACATGCATATAGTTTATTTCTGCAAGTATTTCATATAACGCCATGTGGTACTGAGCATCCCTGATTTTTGCAAATCCAAAGTTCTGCTCCTCCTTATCAAAGATTGGTAAGAAGTTTAACCACATGTAATAATCTCTGGTAAGGTACCAAGTCTTATTTCCATGCTTAACAATAACACCTAATCTACATTTAGCTTTCTGGTCATCCCAGTAATTGATAAAGTCTTTAGATTTAAATGGAGCAACACAGTATACTTTTTCTTTATTGAATCTTGTTGATTCAGAATTAAATACTTTATTACTTGCTTCATCAAATTCATATAACCCTGGTTCTTTAAATATTGATAATATAAAATCACCAAAATCTTTTCTAGATTCAAAAGATGTAGTAGTCCAAGTACCATTATCCCAAGTAGGTATATCTGTATATATATTTTCCATGTTACTTATTATTGATCATAAGCCATACCAATGCCTCCACGTACTTTACTAGATTGCTCATCCTGTAGGTCTTTATATACACCTTTGAATGAAGCTCTAATCTGGTCAAAGTTTTTAGCAGCTGCAATTAATGAGTTAATATTTCCATCTCTACCTGCAGTAATCTGTGTAGTTTCCATGTATCTAGCTAATCTATCTAACATTGAACCTATACCTTTATAAGCTCTAGATGTTGGGGTACTATACATATCTTCACAGAATCTCAGTGCATTCCTGATTGCTTCATCTTCTGTAGAAAAATCTGCTTCAATCTCCTCTATAATTATTTCTTCTTTATCTATTTCAGGAGTATGGAAGAATGGATTAGAATCTGGGTTAGGACATGTCATATAAAATAAGTACTGATATATCTTAAGATAATTATCAGGATACTTATCCATTATATTCTTTAGAGTACGTAGTGTGTAACAGTGTTCTGTTGGTACTACAACGCCATTCTGTATATCAAATAGTTTAGTGTACATTTTTTTCAGTTTTAGATTTAATAAATATTGCTAAAAATTCTTCATATGGAGTATCAATGCAATATGTAGTACCAATGTCTGTATATAGTACAGTGTATTCTTCAGGTTCACTATCATTATTTACTGATTGTCTTATACTAACAATATAATCTAAGTCAATGCATGTAGGTACAAATACCAAGTGTTCTGATCCTGTTATTTCATTCAGTCTTGTATTTTCCAATACACCATTACAAACATGTACCATATTATAAACTTTTTAAAATTGCTATTACTTCTTCTTTTAAATATGGTATTTCCATAGGTATTACCTGTTTAATAACAGGATCTCCTTGATCATCATATTTTGTATGTGGGTAACCAAACTCATCTTC